CATTTCTCACTTTCTTTTAACCATAAATCAATAACTACCTTCGACTTTTCTAAGTCAGTTTTAAACTCCCCTTTCTTTTCAGCTCGTTCTAAACGTTTAACGATGTCAAATAAATAACTATTCCATCCTCGTTCTGTTGCAACCTTGTAAAGTGTTCCGTTATCGTTATTATAATGTTTTGGTATATTCATATCTTTTCCTTTAATATCTAGTGTATTTGTCGACCAGTAATCTACCGCACCTACTTTGTTGAATGTATCACCAACTAAAACGAAACCTTTTATTATATGAGAATCCATGTAATTAACTTGTATAATTAAGTCAGTCGTTTTTGATGTCGCTATTATGTTTTGCTTACTTTCCATGCGTTTAAACTATTAAAGTATTTCTCTTCACCTTGTGGATTCACCCAGCATTTGCCTGATAAATTCACATCAACTTCTAACAAGTCCCCGATGTTAATATCGTTTATCAATGTTACTTTGTCTTTCGTCAACTGAATTAAAATGTCATTTGAGAATGCACCGTCTACAACTGTTAATACAAATTCACGTTTAGAAAATGCTTCTGATACTACCTGAGTATCTTTTTTTACTTTTAATGTTCCTGTAATTTTCATAACTTTTTAGTTTAATTTTTCGTAAATATAGTTAATTATCTTTAACTAATACCCATTCGCAACCATATTTTTTTATTTCTTCTCCTCTAAATTTCTGCAAAGGTTTTAAAGTATCTCCCTTTTCTTTGCATTCAATAAATATTGGCTTTTCATTTTCTTTCAATGCTAGTAAATCTGCTATACCATTTTTATTAGTTCGTGTTAAGTTGATAACAAAATAACCGTTTTTCTCTAAATTCTTAATTGTTAATGTTTGAAGTTTTGAAGCCATTATAATGTTTTTTTAAATTGTGATTCTGTGAAATTCTTTTTGTTTTTAACCACACTATGTATTTTTTCAGTTAAACTTCCTTTTGGATAAACAAAATAAACTTCATTTTCTAATCTGTTAATGGTCGTTAATCTGTCGATTGATTGAATAAAGTTAGTTCCTGAGAATCCAAAGTTATAAAATACTAAACAATCTGCTGAACTTAAATTAATTCCCATAGCAGAACTATATTGTTGACCTATGTATGTTTTATCTGAATTATTAAATTCCTCTATATCGGTTGTGTAATTTGTAAATGTTTCTTTTAATAGTTCAAATTCTGCAATATAATAATAGAAGATAGCAATCTTTTTATCTTTGAATTTATCTTTTATAAAGTTAGCCTTTGAATAATCTAAAACTTTTGTATTTCCACTTTCAAATTTTATCGTTCCATTTTCTAACTGGTGAATCTTTTGCATTAATTTCGCTCCAGTATCTGCTAATATTAATTCCTCTTTACCCTCTATTAATAAATCTTTTTTAAGTCTTTTAATTAGTTGTTCGTTTACTTTTTCACAATGAATAACATTAATATTTACTTTCGATTTAAACCCTGAATCTTCCTGAGTATACTTAATTGTATATTCATCAATGATTGGATTTATTAACTCCATTTTAGCATCTGAATAGTCTTTTATAATTCCATAACCTAAATGCTTTTCAGTTACGGTTACAAATGTTTTCGACCACTTATAAAAATTACCATATTCTTTAAACGGTGAGTAATAAGAAACCCAAAATTGGTGAAATATTTGAGAACCGCTTTCAGTTGACATCGTACCACTTAAAAAAATCATAGGTAAATACGAATATTTTAATTTAAATAACTTTGTTCTATTACTAGGTTTTGGATAAGCCCCATTCCCATGATGTTCATCTGAAATAATTAAATCGTATTTATCTTCAACCTTATGCAATGATTCTGCATTTATGATAGTTATATTAAATAAAAAGTTAAAGTCGTTGTAATCGCTTTGAATTGAACTAATCGCTTTCTTTTTAGTTATAAATAAAACATTTTTAGCATTGAATAACTTAGCAGTATTTAAAGCGGTTAAAGTTTTGCCAGTTCGTGGTTGCATATTTAAATAAACAATCTTCTTTTCTTTTAATATTTCATTTGCTTTACTGGATAATTCTATTTGATAATCTCTTAATTTTGGTAATACTTTCTTTTGATTCTCACTTTTTAAAGTAAATCTTAAATTTGTATTTTCATTGTGAAATTTTATAAAATTATCTCTAAATTCAAAATCATTAAATAAAGCAATTGAATCGTTGTAAATAATATTATCATAAATTGAATCGTAATTATAATTATTCATTAAAATAAATTTCGCTACAATATTTGTAAAGTCTAAATTGTGATGGTCAATATTAATATCTTCCCATTCATTAATTACCTTATTTGATATTTCACATTTAGTAATTCCTTTAATAAAATCTTTTTTGAATGTAATTATTTCATTGTGTATTGAATTTCTAAATGCTTTAATTACCTCAGCTCTTTTATTAATCGATAAAGTAAAATTAACTGAGATAGATATTTCATTTAAATCTTCATCAATAATATGAATACAATCTGAATTTTTGCCCCATTCCATTTTGTTACGTTTAATAAACCCAGTACATCCATTATTAAATTTTTCATTATAATTTGGATGTAATTTAAAATATTCATTTAGATATTCAAAATCTGAGCCAGTATCTAATATTTCACCAACTATTAAATTATCTTTTATATCTTTTGCAACTGCTCTTTTTTGTGTAATATTCATAGTTCTTTAATATAATTTTGAATACTTTGTCTTGAAACTCCTATTAATTCTGCTACTTCTGAACGGTTAAAGTCTGGATTCTCTTTATAAATCTGTATTACTCTTTCTTTTTTAGTTAATGCTTTATTTTTACTTAAAGTTTCTTTGTATTCATTTACCTCAGTACTGTTAATTTTTATCTTTTTAGCCATTGAAATAAAGTATTTAGATAACTTTTCAGCTTTTAAAATAGATTCTTTAGTAATAAAATATAAAGGTTCATTTTTATCATTATCAAAAACTTGTAAAGTATTAATCATTAAAGCAAAACGAGGTATATAAGACTTTTGTTTTGGTAACATTGATTTCATATATTCATTCTCATCTTCTGAATTTTGAATAGTTGTTATCTCGTTAAAAATTCTTTTAAGTTCTTCCTTTGCATCTGAATTAAAACGAGCTATAATAGGTATAATTTCTCCATCGTTATCGGTTTTAAGTACTTTCTTAAATGATTGGAATAAAGTAATAATATAATTTTTATACCATTCTAATATTTCTTCATCCATTTCTTCATCGTTCCATTCTTCAATTTTTACATTTGGAAATGATGTTAAAACCCTATCTATAAAACCATTATCTTTATTTTCAATAGTAAATACTTGACTTAATACACTTGGCTGAATACCTCCTAATATTGGAATGATTGGACTTGAAACAAAGTTAGATTCACTTGTTTTTCTATTTAATGCAATTGCTTTATTTGACCAACTAGATAACCAAAATTCAAGGTCTGAACCAGCTCTATATTTATTCATGTCTTTAAACCATCCTGCTAACTCATCTTTCATTACTGCTATACCATTCTTATTTTCTGAATGTAGTTGTACAAGTGCCTCTAAAGTAATATCCGAAACAATAAACTGACTTTTAATAGGTTGGTCGATATGTTCTGTTTCTGCTTTTTCTTTTTTAGTCAAAGCATTATATTCGTTAAATCTTTGACAGTTTTTAGCATATTTTTTAATCTCTAAATTATTTAAGAAGTTTAAAGGATAAGTAATAATATCTAAATTGTGAGACTTTCCAACTCCAGCCTTTCCAACAATAGCCAACCAAATATTAACACTTTCAATCCAGCCTTTTTTTACCTCACACTTTACAGTATTACCAATTATAATAGACATTAACCAAAGCATAGAACACCCCATATAATCAATTGAACTGCTTAATGTTCGATTACATTCTAACATATAATTCTGAATAGAAGTAGGGAATATTTCAATAGGAAAAACTAAATCTTCTGCTTTTACTTCAATCTGTCTTTCAAGTTGTTCTACTTTCTTTACTATTCTACTTCCAAAACCTTTTGAGTAAATATCCTTTGAAGCCTCTTTAAAATCTCCATTAAAATATTTATAAGTAAATACTTGGAATGGACTTAATAAAGTTTCATTTGGATAAATTGTTCCAGTTGAAAAAAGAAACATAAAGCCAGTATCATTAAAGATATATCCTGAATGTTCCGAAGTTGCTCCATGTCTTTTAATTACATTCTTATTTTTTAATCTTCTGACAATAGTAAATTCAGATTCTATTAATTCCCAAACAGTTGTTTTTTCGTTGAAATCATCCCAAGGTTTTATTTCATTATCATTATACTCAGTAACTTTCTTTACTACTTCATTAACTGGATTCTCTGTAATAATATCTTTTTTACTATCAAAGTATTTTGAAACTCCAAATAAAACCTCTCTATCATGAATTGATATAGTTTGAATTTCTGAATAACTTAATTTACTTACTTTACGTTCATAAATAAAAACATAACCGCCAATACCTCTAGTTTCAATAATAGCCTCTTTACAGTCGCTTAAAGTTGCTATCTTTTGATTACCTCCAACTTGTTCACATCTATAAAGAATATGATAACCATTTGATACTGTTTTATAGATTACAAATTTATCCTCAAAATCTGCAATATTATCTTGTAGAAAAGATAAATATTCATTCCAAAACTCTGTTTGTTTTTGAAGTGTTGGAAGTACCTTTAAATCAATATCAAATACTTCTAACCCATTATAACCAGTACAAAAACCTTGACCTTTAGTAGATTCTAATTCATACGCTTCTTCAAAAGCATCTTTTGTAAATGGTATTTCTTGTCTAATCTTCCAAGGAATATTTGGAATTTTCTTTTCTCCTATGGTTATAACTGAATAACCATCGTCTAGGAACTTTTTTAACTTACCTAATTCTAATTTCATTTAACTGCACTATTTAAAACGTGAAAGGCTTGTTAACTTTCGGAGTGCAGTCCTACTAATTAACAAGCCATTTCTAATAATTTCTTTAATATCTCTGCACTGATATACGAGTACAAATCTAAGTATAATATTTTAATAAATAATATTATTTTGTTATTTATATTAAATTTAAATAGTGTAAAGTAGGTGTAAAGCAAGTGTAAAGAATTGTAAAGCAAGTGTAAAGTAATTTTAACTGATTATCAATGTTTTAACTCAAAAACTTTACACTTTACACTTTTTGAAAATATTTTTTTTATTTTATTCTTTTTTTAAATTATTAAGTGTAAAGTAAAGTTTTACACTTAATATTAATACATTGATAAATAAGTACTTATATATTTATTTACTTTACACCTTTACACTATCATTCGATTCCTACTTTTCACCAACTTTTTTTTCACTTCCCTCCCACTTCTAATCTTCTGTTGCACTTTCCGACTTTGTTTATCGTATTTCAGCATCGTTTTACGTTGGATGATCATATTATGTTCATGCACCGAATAGGAGCAACTAGAGAGCAGTAAAATGATAATGTATTTCATATGTGTAAAGATAAAAAAAACCT